AGTAAGTTTGACGAGATAGAGGTGGGACAAATACTGGTCTATCACGCCTCCTACAATAGGAACCCCATCATCCATAGGGCCGCGCTCAAGGACAAGCATGGCTGGCTCATGTCTGGGGACAGTTCACGATTGTCAGAGAGTTGGGCTCGGGTGACAAAGGATAACTACCTAGGAACGGCTGTGGTAGGCTACAGGCTTAAAACCAACTAGACATTTATAGGGAATTTATCCAATTTAGCGTCATGGACCATAACCAAGCCCTCAATGCCCTGTACAACGCGGCGCGTCTTGCGCCCCTTAACGCTGCCGACCATGAGTTGGTGAAGAAGTGCGCAGAACAGCTTCTGGAGGCCCTAAAGCTCAAGTCAGTACCCGCCTCCTCAGAAGACGACAAATCGTCTTAAAACGCAAGGAAACGCCCTTTCTGGGCATTTTAGACGTGGACCTTAGCACCCTCTTAGCTGGCCCCATTGGGGGTATTCTCGGCCTAGGGGGTGCTATTTTCCAGAAATGGCTGTCCATGAAGGAGGCCAAGGACAAGCATCAGATGAGGATGGAGGAGCTTAAGCTGGCCTCCCAGATTGACCTTCAGAAGGCGGACATAGCCTTACGGCAGACTACGGAGGAAAAGAACGCGGAGTCGTTCACGGAAGCCATCAAGGCTCAGGCAGGGCTGAAGCCCGCCTCCAACCTCGTAGCCGACATAATGACCCTTTTTAGGCCGGGGCTCACCTTGGCCCTTTGGATTAGCTCTTTGGCACTCGCGGTGTGGTATCGTGATAGCAATCCAGAGCTTATGAGTTTCATCATCACATCCACCTTTGGGATGTTCTCCATCTCGGTTGGCTATTGGTTCGGGGTTCGCACCGAGCAGAAGATGGCAGTGAGGGGTGTCAAGTGAACCCGCATAGCGCACGGCAGATAGGCAGTGATGTACTGGCGATGGTGAGCGCCTCAAGCTCCATTGCCGCGTGGCAAGAACAGCTTGATTGGGCTCTGCGGATCGTCGCTTCGCTCCTAGCCATCACCGCTGGTGTTTATTCCATTGTCGTCCGTTATCGCCGTAAGCACCGATGAACCCCCGAGAGCTTCCCTGCAATAAGCCCCGCCGTGATGTCCAAGGGGGCAAGAAGTCGGTGGTTCGCGCCTGTCAGAACGGACAGTCCAAGGTCATTCGTTTTGGCGATGCCAACATGACCATTAAGAAGTCTTCTCCTGAACGTAAGAAGTCCTACTGTGCCCGTTCTGGAGGTATCAAGGGCACGGGCAACAAGCTTAGTGCCAACTATTGGTCCAGACGCGCATGGGGATGCTAAAATAAGCCATGAGCAAATCAGGCGAGCGTTACAAGTCCAAGAAGCAGATGGCGCGGCACGAAAAGTCCGAGAGCAAGCGTGAGCGCATGATGGAATACGGCTCTGAAAAGGGCATGAAGGGCAATGGTTGTTGCCACCGCAAGTCCTGTAAATAAGATGCCCCTCACGAAAAAGGGTAAGAAGATCATGGCCGCGATGAAGGCCGAGTATGGCCCCAAGAAGGGCAAGGAAGTGTTTTACGCGGCCCAGAACAAGGGCACCATCAAAGGCACCCACTTCGCTCGTAAGAACGTGAAGTAGTTGGTGGTAGAATGGGCGTATGCCAAGATACGCCTCATACGGAAGGCTGGATAGTCAGCTTGTTGATGATGGAGATACGGCCTTTGTCCGTCTCAATCAGAGGCTGCGCCCAGACCAGTTGAAGCCGGGTGAGGTGGCCGTCAGCCAGAACGGCAGAATGGACGTGGATGGGGCTTGGCAGACCCGTAAGGGCTATAGGAACGTCTTTGGCAACATTGCCAATTCTGGCTCTGCTCTGGTCATTCCTTTTAATCTGAACGATTCCTCCCCGCCCAGCATCAACGATGCGGCGGTGGCTGCAATTTACGGCACCTGCCTCTATTCCGACCCCAATACGGCCAGCACGGAATACGTCGTCCTAGCCACAACCAGCAAGGCTGTCTTGGTTAAGACAAGCGATACCAGCGTTTCCTACAACATCAATTACCCTGCTGGTCATACGGTTGATTCAACCTGCGAGGTCATTCAGGCTTTCAACTACCTTTTCGTCTTCAGGAACGGTCAGGTAGCATTTCAGTGGGATGGAAGCAATCTAACCACCACTCCAGTGTTCACTTTGGTTGCGAACGGGGCCTACACCCAGCCCCTTGTTTACGACGATCCGAGTAACTGCGGAATATCTGAGGGCGTGGTCACCATTACAACCCCGTTAGCGCATGACGTAGCTGTTGGTGATTCAGTGACTGTAAGCGACAAGGGGTCAACCGATCTCAATCCGCTTACGGAATACAGGGTGTATGAGGTCACCACATCATCTCCGTACACCTTTAAGTTTAAGGCAGATGCCGCGAACGTGGCTGGAGCTACGGTGGCCGTGGGCAAGAGGCAGTCGATTGGGCTTGGTTTCACCCATATGCCAACGCCGCCTTGGGCCATTTACCACCAGCGCAGGCTATGGATGCCCTTTAACTACACAATTACTGGATCGTCAGGAAGCCCCACCATTACGTCTCGCAACGTAAAGGATGAGATTATTGCATCAGATATTCTAGACCAAGACACCTACGATCAGATTCAGAACCAGTTCAAGATTGCTTCAGGAAGCGCGGACTTCATCGTTGGGCTCCAACCCTTCGCGGAGGACAATCTGATCGTGTTTGCCCGTAACTCCATCCACCTCATCAGGGGAGTTGGGGCTGACCTAGGCAATTGCACGGTGCAGGAAATCACCCGTGAGGTGGGATGCGTGGCTAGGAAGTCCATTGTTCAGGTGGGTAACCAGATCATGTTCCTATCGGACAATGGGGTGTATGCCATCAACTTTGATGAGCTTTACAACCTGCGCGGGGCTTCGGTGCCTCTGTCCGAGCCAATCAATCCTCTTGTAGGACGCATTAACAGGTCTTATGCCTCTGGGGCCGTAGGCATCTATCACGACAACCGCTACTACCTAGCCGTTCCGTTGGACAGTTCGACGGTGAACAATGCGGTGTTGGTGTACAACTTCCTCAATCAAGGTTGGGAGTCCATCGACCTCATCGATAGCGCCAACTGGAACATCATTGGATTTGTGCGTTCTGGGGCTGGTACGACCAACCGCCTGCACACGGTGAGCAAGGAGGGCGGCATCCATATGATTGATGAGGTGGGAACTAGGGATGACGATTATTACGACACGGTGTGCCTGTCGCTGTCTTCTCCCGCCACAGTCACTACGCTGGACATCGACTCCATCCTGACCACCCGTCAGTACACCTATTCCACGATGGACCGTAAGAGGTTCAACTCATACGAACTCCATCTGGAAAGCGCCATCAATGTCGAGTCCAACGCCGATCTTTCGATGGAGATGGAGAACCCAGACTCCACCGTTGACCTGAGCGACATCTACTCCGTGTACGGCAATTATGTGCCCTCAGCGGAGGACCTGTCGCTTCGCGGCAGAATTGGCAACAAGCGTGGATATGGGGCACAGCTCACGGTGACTCCCACACGCGGACGCCCCAAGGTGAGGGCTGTTAAGATTACTGGTGCGCTTCAGAATGGTGGAACCACTTCTGCTGAATAATGTCTGACATCACCAGAGGCTATACGTTCACGGACGCTAACGCGGACTGGGCGACCAATAAGAACACGGCCATCCGTCTGAATAAGATGGTGGACAATGCTACAGTCAATCTGGTGGCTGGTTCCAACATAACCATTTTCAGGAACGACTCTGGCATCAACATTTCTGCTGCCAGTGGAGGAGCAGGATCGCCCGGTTATTACGGTGCGTTTCACGACACCACAGATCAGGTTGCTGCTGCCGCAAACACCGCCTACGCCATTGCTCTTAATACGACTAATGAGTCGATTGGCGTTTCCATCGTAAGCGGAAATCGGATCACGATTGCCAATGGCGGCACATACGATCTTCAGTTCAGCTTACAGATTAAAAACACGAATAGCCAGATACATGATGTAAACATATGGCTAAGGAAGAACGGGGTGGATGTCCCTGCGACAAACAGCATCGTAAGTGTTCCTGAAAAACATGGGTCAATAGACGGCCACCTACTTCCAGCGTGGAATTTCGTCTTCACGGCTGCTGCAAACGACTATTACCAGTTGATGTGGAGTACGACCAATACTGCCGTCTCTATTGAGACGATTGCGGCAGGAACTGCTCCGGTCACTCCTCTTACGCCTTCTGCGATTGTCACCGTCACTCAGGTGGTCAACATTGCGGCCCCGGGGTCAATCACTGGGTCGCAGATAGCCAATGGCACCATCACTGGAACCAATATCGCTAATGCGACCATCACTGGAATCAACATCCAGAATGGAACTATCAGTGCTGCAAACATCCAGAATGCCAC